CACAGGAAGAAAGATTATCGTGGACACTTATGGCGGGTTTGCTCCTCACGGTGGCGGTGCTTTTAGTGGCAAGGATCCTACTAAAGTCGACCGCTCTGCAGCCTATGTGGCTCGTTGGCTTGCTAAAAATGTTGTAGCAGATAATATGGCAGACTGGTGTAATATCCAATTAAGTTATGCTATTGGTGTTAAAGAACCTACAAGCATTTATGTTGATTCAAATGGACACAATGCTAGTATTGCAAAGTTTATTGAACGTGAGATTGATTTAACTCCAAAAGGAATTATTGACAGATTCGACTTGTTTAACTTTAATAAGTACAGTGAAAATTGCATATATGGACACTTTGGCGACAAAGATGTACCTTGGGAAAAGATCGGATGGTAATGCAACACAATACACATGGATTTGAATTAGAAGAAAACGAACATGATGTAGTTGATAAGGTGTATACAGATATTATACCAAGACAACAAAAAAGTGAATGGGTTGTAAAATTAAGAAATCAAGCAGGCGAAGAATGGAAAACAAGATGCACAGATCACTTTGCTTGGCAGGCAGCAGATTATATTGAAGAGTTAGAAAGAGAATTAATGGCATACAAAACAAGTGCAAACTTATTTGAAGTAGGTGACTTCGTCAGTCATGCAGGAAACAAACTAGCATGGAAGATAGAGTGCGATGCTATGCGTCCAGAATGGTGGGACGGAGTAGCACGTATGATTATGGATTACCAGAAGGAGCCTTTTAGCAAGGTAGTTGGTATTCCACGTGGCGGCTTGCCACTACAGTATGCAATGGAAAAATATGTTACACCAGGAGACCATCCTTGGATGGTTGTTGATGACGTGTATACAACTGGTACTAGCTTTAGAGAATTCTGTACAACCAAAGACACAATGTTTGCTTACAAATGGTGTATCTTTGCACGTAAGCCTATTATAAGCGGTGAGCCACATGACGTGAGAGCGTTGTTTACTATGCCCGCTAAATAGATATAGAGAAAGTAAATATGTTAGATAAACTTAAAAACATTTTTAATAAAAGTAAAGAAGTAGACACTAAAGAAAATGCCTTAGGCCCATGGGTTAAAGTAGTAGAAGTACACTTCGATAAAGACAACCCCACACAAGGTTATTTTGAACTGGATTGGAACGATGACTTTGTTGGTCTACTAGGGGAAGCTGGTTATGCTGGCGCTACCCCAGAAGCAATTGTCGACCTATGGTTCAATGACTTATGTCGTAGCATCATTCTTGATCAAGAATCGGGAACAAAGGATGTTCAGTGAAAATCAAGTTAAAGAATTAGTTCACTTACTTACTACTTTAAATAGCGATACTAAAATTTACTTTGGATGCGATAGTGTTCGTGTAATTAAAAATGACGTGTGGTATGCACGTTATGCGACAGTGGTAATTGTACATAAAAATGGTAACAATGGATGCCGTTTGTTTAGTACAGAAGATACACTAATTGATTACGATAGTAAGCAACACAGACCACGTATGCGTCTAATGAACGAAGCATTTAAAGTTTGCGATGCATATTTACAGTTAATCCCTTTTATCGACGAATTCGAAAGCGAAATACATCTAGATATTAATACAGATCCACAGCATGGTAGTTACTGTGCATCAAAAGAAGCCGCTGGATATGTGTTAGGTATGACAGGTGTTGAGCCAAAACTCAAACCTGATGGGTTTGCTGCTAGTTATGGAGCAGATGGTGTAGCACATGGGAGAAGTCAAAGAGTAACAGTACACACATGAATGAGCAACCTAAATTAATACTACTTACTGATATAATCGAACAAAAAGTTCGCAAAGAGAAAGAACTAGAATTTTACGAAGCTGAGATTGAAAAGCTCAGAGAAAAGATGTACTGGTTACAACGTGACATAGATGTTAATAATATCATACTTAATATGATCAAGAACGATACTGTCTTGGATGTTAAAGAAAGTATGGAAAAGCGTATGATCGAAGAATAGATGATAAATAATTCGATGACACGATGATATAACTCTAGCTCAATTTTTTTTGAGCTAAATTTTTTTAGGTTGAAAAAAGGAAAAAAAATGACACAACTCATAAACCCACAAAAATTTACACACACCATTGGCCTTTTAAGGTCATTTTTTTTGGACAAAGGATTCTTAGAAGTCCATACCCAAAACAGACTAAGCATACTTGCTGCATGTGAAGATCCATTCAATGTAGCAACTTACAATTATGCAGGCAATATTTGGCCTTTACCTCAAACAGGACAAATGTGGTTAGAACATGAACTACTCAGCAAACCAGATTCAAAAGGCTTCTTTTGCGTAAGCACCAGTTATAGACAAGAGCCAAATGCTATACCAGGCAGACATGATATTATCTTTCCAATGTTTGAATTTGAAATGCCAGGCAGTGTAGATGATCTTAAAGCAATGGAAATCGAACTATGTGACTACTTGGGCTTTGATCCGCTAACAGAAAAAACATACAGAGAATGGCAACAGCATTGGGGTGTAAGTGCAGACACTGAAATGGATGACAGTCACGAAAAAGCAATGGAAATGAACTTTGGTAGTTGTTTAATCACAGACTTCCCAGAACTAACAAGCCCTTTCTGGAACATGGCACGTAACGATGATGGCAACACTGCTAAAAAGATGGACGTTATACTAGGTGGTATGGAGACCATTGGTAGTGCAGAGCGTAGTTGCGATGTTGATATGATGCGTGATACATTCCACAGTATTGTAGACGGCGAGTATGCACAGTTACTATACAAACTGTTTGGTAAAGAACGTGTAGAAGCAGAACTAGAAGAATTTCTCAAGTTTGACTTCTTCCAAAGAGTAGGCGGAGGCATAGGTGTAACACGTATGATTCCTGCACTAGAAAAAATAAATGCACTAGCCAAAGCGGCATAAAGTTTATTCCAGCGTGGTGGAAATGGTAGACACGACGGACTGTTTATCCGTTGATTGATAACTCGCAAAGTATTTAATCGTGCATGGTTCGAATCCTGCCGCTGGAGCCAATAAAATATGATCTGCAGGTCATAAAGATAAAATATGATCTGCAGGTCATAAAAGGTTGACAAGTATAAATAAACATAGTATATTATAGTTAATAACAACAAAGGAACTTAAAATGTTACACACAGTCGGAACAGACAATTATGGTTGGTGCTCTAAGGAGGGCATGTTCTAGTGTGACGTAAAAGTTATTTTAGTACATGGCCCTCTGTAGAAATACAGGGGGCTTTTTTATGAGGGTGTAGTGAAATGGTATCACGCTGGTCTCCAAAACCAGAAGCAGGAGTTCGATTCTTCTCACCTTTGCCAAGCGGGCGTAGTATAATGGTAATATTACAGATTTCCAATCTGAAGATAGGGGTTCGATTCCCCTCGCCCGCTCCAAAAACTTCTTGACATTGTGTACGATTATTGCTACTATATATAAGTTAGTAATCGAGGACAGACAATGAAATATATTCTAGTAGACACAGCAAACATGTTTTTTCGTGCAAGGCACGTAGTACGTGGCGATAGTATTGAAATAAAGATAGGCATGGCTTATCATATTATGTTTGCAAGTATTCTTAAAAGCTACAGAGACTTTGGCGGTGATCACGTGGTGTTCTGTTTAGAAGGACGCAGCTGGCGCAAAGACTTTTATGAGCCATACAAAGCAAATCGCAAAGTAGCTCGTGACGCACTTACACCTAAAGAAGCTGAAGAAGATCGGGCTTACTGGGCTGCATTTGATGAACTGAAAACGTTCTTAGATAATAAAACTAACTGCACAGTGCTGCAACACAAACAGTGTGAAGCAGATGACTTTATTGCACGTTGGATACAGAATCATCCCGATGATGAACATGTGATTGTAAGCAGTGACAGTGACTTTTATCAGTTGCTCACAGACAAAGTAACACAGTATAATGGTATTACTAATCAACATATTATGTTAGATGGTATTGTAAACGACAAAGGCAAGCCTGTTATTGATAACAAAACAAAAGAGCAAAAACAAATTGGCGATCCTAAATGGTTGCTATTTGAGAAGTGTATGCGAGGCGATAGCAGTGATAATGTGTTTAGTGCATTTCCTGGTGTACGCAAGAAAGGTACTAAGAACAAAGTAGGTTTGTTAGAAGCATTTGCTGACAGAGACTCTAAAGGCTTTAACTGGAATAACATGATGTTACAACGTTGGGCAGATCATAATGGAGACGAACACCGTGTGCTAGATGATTATCAACGCAACGTTACATTGATTGATTTAACTGCGCAGCCTGATCATATTAAACAAGTACTAGACACTGCTATTACTGAGCAAGTGCAGAAGACACCTGCTAGTATGGTAGGTGTACACTTTATGCGATTCTGTGGGTTACATGACTTACAACGACTCAGTGACAATGCTGAAGCACACAGCGAATATTTGAACAGCGCATATTGATATGGATAAATACAAAGCTAGCGAAGTTGTAAAAGACAATTTTTGGATTGTAGAACGCAAAGGCACTAAAGTAGGCACATTGCGTAATACTGCAACCGGATATGTCTTTTACGAGAACACTAGTGGTACAGTAACTACACTGGATAATCTAGATAATTTTGTATTAGAACATAAAACAACTAAAAAGACTATTAATACAAGTACCAATGGCTATCCTACTAACATTGGTATTGTATACAACGAACAGCTACAAGATACAGTGCCGGTATACACTAAAACCGCCACAAGTACACAACATTTTGCGGCTGGTTACTGGGGGATATTGTTCCCTCATGGATGGAGGCCTAGCTTTTGTCCGAGACTAAAAACACTGCAAGGATATCCTTATATAGGTCCTTATACCAATGAAGCGGATATGTATCTTGCTATGAAACGTAGGATAAAAGAAGATGAAAAAATTAATAAGTTTGGTACTACTACTTCCAACAATAGCATTGGCTCAGCAGGAGACTCCTAACACATCTGCAAAAACATTTTATAGTAAGCAAGCGTGTGACAATGTTATATCAATGACAAATACGGTAGTAGGAAAATATAAAGAACAACCGTTATTTAAAGGAAAGGGTATACAATTTTCTTCTATAGATGGTCAAGGATATGTTGGCAGTGCGATGATGTTTGTTAATCAGGATACTGGTACATGGAGTTTGATCATACTGTACGGAGACGGCACTGGATGTATGATAGCGAGTGGTAAAGAGTTTGAACCTTACAGCGGACCTAACATCAATATTCCTAAACCCAAACCTGAATCTCAAGCATATAAACCAAAATCTCAAGTAGTGATTCCATAGTGTGGGTATTAGTTTTCATTTACTTGTATGATGCAATACCATATGCTGAAACAGTAACCATTCACGACACGATGACAGAATGTTTTCAGGCAAGAGAAAGACTTAGCGAAGAAGTTGGTAAAGGTAATGGCTACTTCGATGTTGGCCAACAAGCCATCTGTATAAACATGAACCCTGAATGATCTTGTTACTGTAGTATTCTATACTGTTTTAACTAAATACATTAAAGCAGTAGAGAATGATATGGCAAGACCTAAACCAAAAATACTAATGGAATTCACGGACCCTAAAAGTTACCGTAGTGAGCAGATACTAGCAGCTGGAGCAATCTATGCTGTGTATTATGAGAACAAACCTATTAACTTGCGTAGCCTGAATGCTTTAGTAAACTTCCCCGGCCCCAAGTATAAAAAAGTAAGTTTTAGCAATAGCGGGCATGCTTTTAATTTGGCAAGTCGACTAAACAAACTGTTCAAAACAAATCAGTTTACAGTAGTAAAACTATTAAATGGTGAAACAATTGTAGAAGATGATGGTGAACAAGGAATGGTATAAACAAATACTAGAGCATGCACAGCGTACTCGTCCACAAACCACTATCAAAGATTTGTTTAAAAATTATAGACACGACACAGGACTCAGCTTAACCAAGTTAGGTCTTCATGTTATTTGTAGTATGGACATCGAACGAGAAGATTTCAAACTACCCAAAATAAAAATTACTCCACGTATCAGACTACTAATGGACAAATATATGCAGTATCCTTACTTCTTTGACAAGAATTGGTTAGTGTTATTCAGTGCAGAAGATCGTATATTTTACAAAATGTACGGTAGAAACTGGGATAATTTTATCCAGCATATGGAAGAAAATCTCTAAACCCATACTTTTTATATCGTAAATTCTACTTTTGCTAGGTTGTACTTCTGCCAGTTGTAAGTTATATTATATGTATAGCAACACAAAGGAGAAACGCTATGACACAAGGAATGATTATTTACGCTATTGCATGTGCAATCTTAGGCATCGTTTTTATCTCACTAGGCGATGTTGTACTTGGTGCTCTTGTTGCACTGTGTGGACCTCTTTGGTTAATCATACAAGCTAATGAAGGAGGCAAGTAATGGAACTTTTTATATACGTAGCGTTTTGTTTTTTCGTCGGAGTAGGCATCGGCGCAATCCTAATACAACTGTCAGCACTGTTTTGGATGTTTTGGGATATGTTTTTTGGTAAAAAAGACAAAAAGAGACTTGACAGTATGACATCTTGGCACTAAACTGTACATAACAATTGAGGAGTAACAGATGCAGAATATAGTTAGTTTAGATCCACTTTACAAAAGAGATTCGAAGGGTAAGGTTCGTATTTGGACTATAGAAGTTGGATTCAACGATGAGGATACAGCAGGTATTCGTAGCATCAGCGGCACAGTAGATGGTGAGAAGATCACTAGTGTTTGGAACATGAGCGAAGCTAAAAACATAGGACGTTCAAATGCCACCACTGCTAAGAGCCAAGCCGAGTTCGAAGCCCAAGCTGAATGGACCAAAAAAGCTGACAAAGAATATTTTGCAGACATCAACAAGATTGATAGTTACGAAAAGTTCAAACCAATGCTTGCACATGATTATACCAAGCGTCCACAAAGCGAAGGTTACAGTCAACCTAAACTAGATGGTATCCGTTGTGTAGCAGATGCAAATGGATTATGGACACGTAGCGGCAAAGCCATTACAAGTTGTCCGCATGTTTGGGAAAGTGTAAAGCCATTTATTGACGCTAATCCAGGCATTGTACTGGATGGCGAGCTTTACAATCACGACCTTAAAGCAGACTTTCAAAAGATTGTTAGCCTTGTGCGTAAAGTAAAATGTCGTCCAGAAGAGATTGCAGAAAGCGCAGAGCTTGTGCAGTATCATGTATATGATTGCTATATTCCAGACATGGAGTTTGCAGACCGTATCAAAATTGCCAAAGGTGCAAAAAGCGATGTTGTACATATTGTACAAACAGATTATGCTAGTTTCCAAGAAGAACTGGATGCACTGTACAGCGATTATATGGAACGTGGATATGAAGGACAAATGATCCGCAATAACACACCTTACGAATGTAAGCGTAGCAAAAACCTACTCAAGCGTAAAGAGTTCATCACAGAAGAGTTTGACGTAGTAGAAGTAATTGAAGGTCAAGGTGCATGGACTGGATATGCAAAACGTTTTGTTCTTGCAATGCCAGATGGTACACAGTTTGGCAGCGGAGTACGTGGTACTCAAGCACAAC